ATACTTCTCCAGCTTTATTAAGACCACAAGCATTAGGAAGTGCTGCATAAATTGTTCCATTATTATTACGACCAACCAACTTCAGATTAGTTTCTACTTTATCTTTGCCAGAGAGAGCTTTAATAATTAAATCAATAAATTGATCAATAGTCTTAATCTTAGAAGCATTAGCCTTAATCTTTTCTTCACCAGTAGGATTAAGAGCATGAACAATTTGCATTAGTGTAAATTGGAAATTCTCAAAACGAGAAGGTCTCTCATACTCATGTCCTTCATTATTCTTATAAGTAGGACGTTGCATATCTTCATCTGTAGTAGGAATAAACAGATTAGCACTAAATGTTCCTTTATTATCTCCAGTACCAGTAAATTCAAGTGCTACTACAGGATATTCTGCATTTGGGTCTTTGGAACCCTTTAAAACAGTTTTTTCGATCTTTGTAAGATTTACAGTATAAATGTCATAAGGACGAAGGTAAGCACCAGCATTTGAAGTGAAATTTTGTTCACTAAGATTTGAAAAATTAAACATATAATATATTCATTAACATAAAGAATTTAAAAATTATCTAATTAATATTAAAAATATCTATTTCAGAAATATATTTTATTTTAAAGTTCTAATTCAAAGTCGTCAGCGTCTACTCCAGATTCATCGTCTACATCAAATTCTTCTGGATTAGCTATTTCTTCAGGGACATCGATAATGTCATCCTCAGCTTGAGGAACATTGCCAATCAACTTAAAATAACCTTCCTTACCATCATAAGGAACTACTTCAAATGTATCACCATACCCTGCAAGATTATCATGCTTAGAACCACGACATGAAACAGTATATGTCTTAGTAAGACGATTACCAGCTTTATCATCCTGACAAAGAACAGGAGTAGTTAATCTTCCTTTCTTTTCGAACTTAATATCCAACTTCATTTCTGGCTCAAAACCAGTTAATTCAACTGCCTTGGTATTAAGTTGCCATTTACCTTCAAGAAGATGAATCATTGGTGTAGGCTCATCATCTGTTTTAGCTTTACGAGTTCTTGTTGTAGTAGCTTTCTTAGTTACTTCTTTAAAATCTCCAAAGGTAGCTTCCTTTGTAAACAATTCTCCTGTCTCAGTATCAACAAGAGTCAAAACAATTTTAGATGATTGAATTTCTAACATTATTCTTCATTATATTCCTTAATTACTTTAAGTATCTCGTTTAAATCATTATCGATTTCTAACTCTTCAAACATTCCCATTGGAGTTTTAGCAAGACATTTACCGTCATTATTAGTAACTAATTTATATTGCATCCTACCATCATCTCCTTCTTCAGCTTTTGCGAAAAATATATAAGTAAATAATCCTTCAAGAGTAACTTTTTCACTAAGAAGTTTACCTATAGTCTTAATAACATATCGAGGATCGATTTCAGTTCCAACATTTTCACTATGAGTCAAGAAACACATTGTACAATCATCACGCATTTGCTCGGAATATCTTAAAATTTCCATCATATGTTGAGCAATTTCACTAAATCGGCTATATCCTATTTCTGTAGCTCTATCCACAAACTCATAACTCATAATATACTGCATGTCATCTACTACCACAGCTGTAATATGAGGCATTTTAGAGTTTATAATTTTAAGGATTTTAAGAATTTGATCAGAGTTAGAACTTACATAATAATTTCCACTAACCTCTTTTGTTTCTTTATCAATCTTAAAAGGAACATACTTCTTTTTCCATCCTCTAAAACTAAGAGGTTTACCGGTTGTACTAATAATAAATGTTGTTTCGGGATTCATATTACGAAGAGATGTTGTTTTTCCCATTCCCGATTCTCCATAAATACATAATGCTTCACAAGCCATTATAAAATCAATTTAAAGCCGTTTGTTGATTCTTTGTTAGAATCATTTGAATTATCTTCTTCTTTTTCTTTATCTGCCTTTAATATATAATCAGGTGTTAAATATTTGTTATAATCATAAATTTCATTAGGATATGGAATTTCTCCAAACATATTTATATTACCATAGAAGGTAGATGCAAATTCTTTATCAACTTCTCCATATCTGTGTTTAAGAGTTGTAATTGTTCTGAAATTTCCACCTAATTTCTTTATATCATATCCTTTATAAGTATTAAGTCTGTCTTTATTTGGATTATATGCAGCTATTACAATATCACAATCCTGTGATGGATTAGCACTATCCTTTAGGTCTCCTAAAACAAAGTTTGTCATACCTTGTTGTCTTCGATCCATTGAACCTTGAGTTCTATTAGTTTGTTGTAATGCTACAATATATGGTCCATAATTACGAACAGTTTTAAGATAATTAGAAGCTAAGTCTATTTCTTCTTTAATAGAATGTCCGTTTGCTTGATAGAGTAAGGATACATGGTCTATACCTATAACATAAATCATTTCTGGATCATTCCATATAAAAACTTTTCTATTTTCAGATTCTTCAAAATGTCCATATTTTTCTAAATCTTCTAATATCCTTTTATAAAGACCTCCAGCACTTACGTTCTTATCATAAATAGTCCAAACTTGTTCTACTTTTTCATACCATTTTAGAGCTTCTTGAACATATTCATAATTCTTTCCAGATAAAATATATCCTTTTTTACTAGAAAATATTTGATCAGATGAAAGTTCTACATGATAAGTATCAAATATGTACATAGACAACATTCTTCCAACAACTTGTTCAGCTGACATATCCATAGAAAAGAAATATCCACGATATTTTCCATCTTCTAAATGATTTTTTAAAGGAGAATAGACATAAGAATATAAATATAGAGCAGTTTTACCTCCTCCTGGATTAGATGTTAGTACAAGATACCTGCTATGTACTATACCACCAGTAACTAAATCTAGTTTATCAAGTCCAGTAGTAAAACCTTGGTTTTTTCCTTCGATTCCTAACTGAATTTGATTTTTTACAGATTCAGTTATTGTCATTTTTCCAAACTATTGATTTCCAACTTTTATGATTCGAATCTTCTATTTCGTATTTCTCTGTATTAATTTCAGAATACTCCTCTTCATTGGTAAATAACTTTAAATCTCCATGTTTAGATTTAATTTCCTCTAATTGCTTAATTAATTCAGTTATTGTCATAATCTACAATTTTACTTGGAAGACGTTTTTTACCTTTCTTTTTAAGATATTCATCTATTTTATCAGAATCATCTTCCATTATAATATAACAATATTTGAAATCTTGAAATACTCCAGTATCAGAATAGACTTCAACTTTATCTATCCAATGTTCCTGAAATAATATTGGTCTACTGTTATCTTCAACACACACCATTAGATCTCCATGAATAGATTTTAACTCTTGAAGTCTATCAATTAATTCAGTTATTGTCATAATTCATTAACCATATCAATAGATGCTATATTCCAATGTTCATTTTGGATATTTTGTGCTGCTTCTTCTTCTGAATCGGCATAACACCACTCTTTGTCATAATCACCACTTTTAGTAGTGAATCTTACTAAATATTTTTTCATTCTTCCCAAAAATTAACAATACTTTTACAATCAGGAATTGTTTCCATTAACTGCTGTGCAATTTTTCCATTACTATCAGCAGGATTCTTTAATTCAACATGAGTACTTATACAAGTACCTACTAATTCATTAGTATGTATAAAACAAGTTACTAAATACTTTTTCATAAATTCTTATATTTATTAATTGCAGTTTGATAATCCTGCCTATATTTCTTACTAATAGGACTAAAATCAATCATTTTATCCCAATTATCATATAATTGGTCTTCAATTAATCCTACTATATTATATTCAATATCATCATCAGAATCATAATCATCATAATAAATATAATGTCCAACTTGTTCTCCAAATTGAGTTCCCGAATCTGGAATTTCAACTTCTAAAGAAAGTTTTAATTTCATTTTTTATTAAATTATTGAATTTTTCTTCACTTATAATTAACCATCCAGTATCTATTTGAATAGTAATATAATTATTATCAATTGATATAATAGGTGATTTATATTTTAAAGTTTTAAAAGCATTTTCTATATCACTCAATTTTATTGTCATATCAGTTGAGTTGCTTCATTCCTCTAAAATTTCTAAATCAGAATAATAAATATTTCCAACTTTCTCACCATCCCAAAATGGACATGACATACCATCTACACAACTAATATAATCTTTAATTTTAAAGACTTCTTTTATATCATTGCAATCTTCTACTTCATATTCAAATATTTCTCTTATTTTCATATTAACAATTCTTTAGGACTATTTTCATAAGTTAATTCTGGATATAAATCATAATCAAGAATATCTTTTAAATGACTACTTCCGAAAGCCCAATATCCTTTTTTATATTTATCTCTAACTGGTTTAGAAGTTCCTATTCTTAACCAATGATCAATATCCCTAGCAATCCACAAGTGCTTCATTCTTTTTCTCCAAAATAATGAATATTTATATACTTAGAATCTTCTAATTGATTCTCAAAAATTTCTCTTTCTTCTTCATTAAGATTTTTTACAGAAGAAGCAAGTCTTTTAATATATAATAACCTTTTTCCTAACATGTTAAATTAATTGTGTTGCTTCGAGATTAATATTAATTGAATCACCCTCTTTAAAGGCTTTTAACGCTTCTCCACCTCTATCAATTATAAATCTATCAAGAGTAGTAAAGTTATATCCATTTTCAATTCCCCATTTAATATTATCTATTATTTCTTGGTGAATTTCTGGATTATTCTTTATCGATTTAGCATATTTCTGAAAAGCTTGTTCAAGAGAATCGAAGTGCTTTGACACTGTCCTTAGATTAAAAACTTGTCCTTGAACTGTACAGGATTGAGGATATGTATAAAACAATTCTTCTCCCATTTCAAAAGCACTTCTATAATATTTCTTTAAGAAATTCTGATTAAATTGAACATCTTCTGGAATAAATAGAGTACCTTCTTTTGGAATTTTATATGATTTAACAATAACTCCTTTAGATTGAATAGATTCTAATACTAATCTTAATTGTCCGTTAAAAATTTCATTAAATTGTTGGAGATATGTATAATCTCCATCTTGTGCTAATAATATAACCTTGATAACAAATAATTCTGTTGGATTTAATTTATAATCTCTCATTAAAATTAATTCATTATCAAGGTTATGATTTAAATATTTCACAGCATACTAATAAATATTAGCTGCTAAAGATTTTCCTCAGATTTCTCTGTTTTATTCAATGCATATTCGTTTAAAAACTCTTTTCCAAGTTCAGTATATCTATTTTGAATTTTATAACTATCATAATTTTTTCTTATAAATTCTCTATAGACATCATCTTTATCATAATCTTCTAATACCTTACAAAGTAATAAAAGTTCTAACATTTTATTTGTCGTCATATTTAAAATCTAAACATTATTTCTCCTAATTTGGGTTTATATAAATTAGGTTGTTCTCCTCTAAGAACTTGTTCTAGTCCTTTTTCATCAATGGTAATATAATTACTATTCTTATGAGAGTCTTTGTACCACTTCTCTTCTTGACTATGACGTATTACAATATTAAATATTTCAGCTTGTTTATTAGTAGAAGTTTTACGAATTACTCTACCTCTTGTTTGTACTGCTCTACGTTCACTGCTATCCATTCCAAGAATAATTGCTACACTAGTAGATGGATCATTAAATCCTTCAATAAGTTTTTTTACAGAATGAAGATGATTTATTTGTCCAGAAAGGTACTTTTCAATCATATCAGAAGCACGTTTCTTGCTAGTTTTTCCAGTATAAACATATTCCCCGTTTTCTAATGCTTCTGCCATTTTAACATTATTACTAAATGTTATAATTTTAGCATTAGGACGTGCTTCCATTATTTTTTTAGCGATTTCTACCTTTTTTGGATGATTATTAATGAAAGCTTTGCGTTTAGTCATAGTTCTCATAAATCCGGCTGAATGATAGTTTATAGCTTGAAGAATTTCTTTCTTTTTAGTTTCATCATTTCCTTTATAGAGTTCATCACGATATGCTAATTTAGCTTTCCAACCTTCTGGACCTGCCATTCTCATAGCAATATCAAATGAAAATTGAAAGAATTCAAAATGTTGCATCCATTCTTTTTGTAAAGCTTTATATTCTTCAATATCATCAACTTCTATGAGTACTTGATATTCTTTAAACTCAGAAATCCATCCATTAGCTAATGCTTCTATAGTAGATACTACATCTATTATTGGACAGTATTTTTCTATAAGAATATGTTTTCCGTCAAGTCTTTCAAAAGTAGCAGTTAAACCTAAAATAAGTTTATATTTTACTTTATCAAACACTTGTGACATTTGATCTGCTCCAGAAACATGAATTTCATCAATAATAAGCATATCACATGTCCATTCGTGTTTAATTACACTATTTATAACTTGAACTTCTATATTAAAATATAAATCGTGTTTATTTAATTCATCATACCATTGATCTTTAAGAGTTAAAGTTGGAACAACAACAAGAACTCTTAAATTAGGATATTTTTTACGAACAGCTTTAATAGCTGTTATTGCTGTATACGTTTTTCCTTAGTTAGCCAAAGGCAGTGGGAAATTCCCAACTGCCTTTACCTTTATTCTTAATCCACTTTTTAACAGCTTCTTGTTGTCGTTCTGTTCTAGTCATAATGTTTAGTCATTCAAATCAATATTTTTAGATTTAGCTACTAATTCAATTTGCCTTTGAAGCCTTTTCCAACTAAATATATGTCCATCAATTTCTTTTTGAAATCTGGGAAGAACCTTAGTACTTAAAGTAACTAACTGTTCAGTAGTCATTTCTGAATACTTTTGTTTTTTAGGTAGAAGTAACATAGCTCTCATTTCATGATATGAGAGTCCCTTTTCATTAATTCTCAATACTAACTCATCGGGCAAATGAAATTTAGCTTTAATTGTTTTAATTTTATCTGCATTAGAAATATTTTTAAATTCACTTTCTTCTGCTTTAGTAAACCATAATCCTTTTTTAGTAATAAAGGCCATAGTAAGATGTTGTTTTGAAAATCCCAGTCATGTTATCGTATAAGCTTTTTATCCTATACTTCTGGGAGTTACCTCCATTATACAGATTCAATCATCTGCCAGCTCAGCATACATTTTCATCCTAATTATTTCTAAATGAGGATGTCGGACACTCTTGGGTCTATTATATTCTCTAGTTATTAGAGGTTCAAGACCTATGCGTTACAATACTAAAGATTCTTTACTTTCTTCAGTTATCTCGGTATTGTCCAATGAGGGAGTTTCACCGATTTTGCCCGATTGTTCACTACTTTTTTTCAAAAGTAGGGAGCTATAAATGTTAAATTTTCTATCTAAATAAATATTACAGTCTTTATATATATAATTTAAGAAAATCATAGCTTTATTTGAAGCCCAACTAACATTATATAGAATACTATTGGAACACTTTAAAGGAATTCTGTAATTAATTTCATTCGGCAAATAGGTCATAAGTTTTTGTAAAAAATTTTCTAACCCAATAATTTGAACTGCAGGACTGGTGTGTTCTTTGTTACTCCAACTTAAACACCCGTCTCCATCAAAATACCCTCTAATAAAATGTTTTACTAAAGAATTATCCTTAAATGTATTTTCATATGGAAATCTTTCATCATAAGTTTTTCTAGGAACCATTCCATAAGAAAATAGTGTTTTCCACATATGAATACTAGAAAGTTGAACTCTACTAACATAAGTAGTTTTGTTAACAAGCTTTTTAGGTAAACATACTTTATCTTTTATTCTCTCTTCTGATAATGATAAAAAGTTACAATATTTTACTAAATGATTTCTATCTTTTGAAGCTAATCCTAATTCTATAGCATAATTAGGTTTTTCTGGATTTATTGACACAATACATCCATCTGCCCATAAAAATCCTAACCAATATGCTTTTTCTTCGGTATCGATAGAATCAAATACATGTTCATTAAATTTTAAAACCCTTTTAACTTCAATATTATTTTCTTTAAGTACTTTAGATATAGTTTTCTCAGTACTTTTAAACATTTCAGCTATTTTATGAATAGGTATTTTATCTTGAACATATAATTTAATAACTTCTTCTATTTCAAATTTTCCTGCATGAGGATGTGAAACAATCTCAACCCCTAATTTTCTTAAATTTCTTATAACTGTGGAAGCTCCTATTCCAAGCTTCTTTGCTATTTGTTCACAAGAGATATGTTGATTAACATACATATCTTTTGCTTTTAAAATAATAGATTCATCAATTCTTTTTCCCATAATTTATTGTTTTAATTTTATTTTTATTAAAACTAAATTATCGGTTAAAGAATCAACTCAAATTAATTTAACATTTTTTAACCCAAATAATCAATACAACCATCTAATACATCTGCTATAGAAATATCTTGAAATTCTTCTGGAAGATGACTTGCGGCTTCAGAAATAGGAATTGTATTCCAATCTTCAATTTCCTTTTTTCCTTCCTCTTTAAGACGTTTATTTGTATTTTCCATAAATTGTCTTAAATTGATTCTCAGAGTATTTCTAGAAAGTGAATTTCTTTCTGTCTTTTTATAACTATTTTCACAATATCTTAAAAATAGTTCTATATTACATTTTTCAATTTGTGAATTGACTTCTTCTAGAACTTTATACCTTCCTAAATTTTTAGGATTATCATTGTATAACATTTTTAAGCAATGATTATAACATTCACGAAGTCTTTCTTCTGACATATCTTCTATTTTTTCATCTTTTTGAACAAATTTATTTCCTTCCTTATATTTTTCTCCTTTCCAAATAAAAGAAGAAAAATTAGTTTTCTTAATAGAATTTGGCGTAATATTAGCCTTTTTTAGGGCTTCTCCTAATACAGTATTCATTAATCTTTATCATATTATAATATCTTTTTTAGAATTATCTACTTCTTTAACAAATTTTTTAAATATAAAATTGCTATAGTTATATTTTACAATAGAATCAGTATTTCTATCATAATAAGTATCTATACCTCCTATTACTTCGTCATACATTAAATATCCTATTTCTCCAATAAGAGGAATAGAAGATTGCCAATTAGGAAAAACAGTAACCATACAATAATTATGTCCGAAAGGAGGATTATTTTCTATTATTTTAAATACTAGAGTATGATAATCTAGTATATCATTTTCTAATGCTATTAATTCACATTTTACAACAAATGTTTCCAATTAGAATTTAAGCTTTTTAATTGGAATGGTATCAAATTCTGTTGGAATTGCATACCATCTCATCAAATCTTTTATATGATCATCATATAATGTTTGTATATCAAGTCCTGTTATCTCAGCTTCTTTAGAAATTTGACTAAAAGAAGGAATACCATATTTTCCTTCATTTTTATAATAATAAGTTTCAGCGCACTTTTTTGCTATTTTTAGAGCATCCTCGTCTGATTTACAAGTTTTAGTAAATAAATATTTAACATTATTTGGAATTTTTCCACTATAAATATTATATTGTTGACTCATAATAATAAACCTATAATAAATAATACAATGCCACCTACTGAAGAACCTATAATAGTTTTCTTCTGAGTGGATTTAAGTTTTTTAATATTTTTATTAGCATTAGCTAACCCTTCCTAGTAAATATTAATCTCTTCTCTTAAAAGAGAATCTTTACGTTCATACGTGTTTGTAAGTTCCTTATAATATTTAATTTCTTCTTTAAGAAGGGGATTTTCAACACTTAATTTTTGATGTTCCGCAAAAATCATACTAATTATAGTAGTATCACTTACTGTATTTAAGTCTATACTCTTCTATATACTTTTTTGCCCAAATATAGTTAGCGGAATCATCATTATTAAGAATAGTATTAACTACTTTTTCATAATTTTTATTATTTTTATCAATTGTTTTTTCTATCTCTATTATGATAGTTTGAATACTATCTTTCTTTTGAGATAAAGAATCTATTTTAGACTCTATATTATTAATCTTATTAAATAATTCATTATCTTTTTTTGGCGGACTATTCCATATTAAAAAATATTGCTGAATACCTAATAGTATTACTATTATAGCTATTGGTATTATTATAATAAAATTATCTTTTTTCATTCTCCAGTATCAAATTTTTCTGGAAGAGTTTCTTTACATAATTTAATTAACTCCTTATATTGTTTTTGAAACTCTTTTATAAATTCTTTTAAAGTAATATTATCTTCTTCCCATTTCTTTGCTGTTCTATGATGAACTATTTTATTTAAAGCATGGGAAAATGTTAATCCATATAGAGTATTTCCTGGTTCTATAGCATACTCCCCAGTATCACGCTTTTTAACACGTTTCATAAATGTTAAATCTAGTCGATCACTATCAGAACTAGAATATTCCATGATGAAATCAGGTTCTACTATTTTCATATTTTTTAAATAGTGCTTTAATTCTAGTAGAAACTATTAAATTCCATTTTTTATTATACATTTTATTCCAACTATTATTATAATAAATAGAATATATATCTTTAGATTTCCAATCATGTATATCTGTTATTTCTTTTTTTCTATAATCAGATCTATTTAAATATCTATCAGATACCTTAATAGCATAATGACATGAATACAGATCATAATGTATAACTTTAAATGGAATATTAATATTTTCTAAATTTTCTGCTAATACAGCAGCTACATAACAGCACCCTCCACAATTAATATTATAAGAAATACACATTTCATTACATAATTGATTAAGTGCCTTAAATAATTGATTCTTAGTCATTTCTTTTCAGAACCTGGTCTTACATATGATCCTTGAATTGATTTTGGAAGCGAGTCCCACCATTTTCTTCTGGCTTCTAATGTTTTAAGCTTTTTCTTGTATTTCATTATTCTCAAATTTACCTTTAAAATATTCTGGATTAAATTCTCTTACTCCATCAATATCTAAATCTATATAAGTAAGAATCTTATCCATTTCGTTTCCGATTTTTACTAAAGCATCAACATAGTTATTATAAATTCTTCTGACAACATTATACTTTTTAATGTTTGCATTCAATTTAGCCTTCATAAAAGCTATGTCCATACCTGTTTGCTCATCGAATTTGTCATTATCACAAGGTTCTGAAATTCCTGTCCCCACAATTAAATATCCTTCATAATAAGTATTTGGCTCTACTCCAGACCAATACTTTTTCTTAACAGATTCTAGAATATTTTCAGATTCATTATAAGCCTTGTTTATAGAATCATAAACTCTATTAATCATCTTGTAGACATCTTCTACACATACCTTGGTGATTTTATCACCTTCCCGAGTAGTCTCAATCGGGAGTCTTACATTGTCATTCATAATATAAAATTGTTTTTAAAATATTAATATCCTGTTGACCAGGTAGTTGTTTTAATATAAAAATATTATATTTTTTACAATAATAATCCACAATTTTTGGAATTGCTCCCTGAATTAATTGAGGATTTTGTATTACTAAATTTATTAATTTATCAGAATTTTCAATGTTATTTTCTGTTAAATATTCTGAATATAAAGGAAGTAACTTTTCTTTAAAAGAAATAGGAGTTCCTCTAATCATAGCATTAAAGACCAATATACAGTCATTTTTTGTTACCATAGATACATTCTTTTATCAGATTTAATAATTTTAATAAGTTCCTCTAATTTAGAATTCACTTCTTTCCAAATTTCATTTCCTGGATAAGTTATTTCAACAAATTCTGCTTTCTTTTTAACATTTTCTAACTCTTTTAATAATTCAACACCTGTAATCATAACAATTTTAATCTTTTTAAATAACTAATTTCTTTTTCATCAGTAGCTGTTTGAATTTGATAATTAAGAAGATTATTAGCTACATTTAATAGATATTCTTTTTCTTCTTCAGAGCAAGCATCATTTACATGAACATCTTTAATAAAATTTCTAAATCGAACAGCAAATGTTTCATTAGATACAATACGGTTATTTTTAATAGGACTAACAAAATTCCAAACTGATAACCAATCTTTATTAATTAAAACTCTAGCTCTGCAAGTATTACCAAGATTTACTTTAACATAATTCTCTTTATAATTAGGATCTACTACATAAGCTGTTATTCCATTACATTCAATAATGTCTCCTTTTTTAAGTTGTTCTTTATTCATAATATCATACTACTTTCAGATTGAGCAAGTTTATCACACATATTATTCCAAACCATATCAGAATCACCTTCTTTTTGATGTCCATAAACATGACGATATTTGATAGGTTCTTTAACAAGAGATTGAGTAATTTCTAATTGTTTTTTAATTTTAGAAATTAACTCTTTATTCTTTTTAGGATTCCATTTTTCATTAAATATACATCCTAAAGCATATTCAGAATCAGATATTATTTCTAAAGAATCTATTTCTTTTTTGATAGAACGTAAAGCAATATATATAGCGGAAAGCTCCATAATATTATTAGTGACGTTCTTATATCCTTTAGAATATTCAAATATTTTCTTTCCATTCTTTAACCATACTATTCCAACTCCTCCATTTCCATTAGTTCTACAGCTTCCGTCTGTGAATATTTGATAGTTAATCATTTACTTTTTCTTTAATTATAGCTCTCATTAAACCTGTATCATTTTCTGGAATAACAAATCCTTGATATATTTCATTAGTAATAGGAGATTTCCAAGGATTAGTGAATTCTATTAAATCTCTAAGAAGATGTTCAAATTCTTCAAGATCAACACCATACTCTGCATAAAACATATCTTCTATAGTATCTTCTTCATCTTCATAATTATCTACTATAGAATCATAATCTTTTCCAAGCATTAAACATGCTAATTCTTCAATTTCATTCCAAGTCATTTTAATAAATGTCTATAATAATAATTTCTCCAAGTATTAGTTCCATTCCTACTTATCCAATCAGCAAGACAATTAAATTTATATTTAAGTCCATCTCTATTAGGACAATGTCCTTTTATATAAAGTATTTTTATATCATTGAGATATATTTTTTCTTTTCTACTAAATTTAACTGTAGAAGCATCTGTATATACTA